AGAGAAACGAGTTTCTTATAAAGAAAGAACGAGAAAACAGAGCTACTATACCAAAATGGCAAATCTGATCGACCAGCTGAGAACCACAGTGGAGAGAGGAGCAACTGCTGAGAGAAAACTCGGAGACATAGGTTTCTCAGTTGCTCAAACAGCACAAGTGGCATACTCAATCAATTGTATCTGGTTGTACGCACAAGAGACAACTCCCTCGAAGGAAACTTTGACCAGAGCGCTCCCTCCAACTCCTGACGGGACTCCAGAGACAACGGAGAGAACAATCGAGTACATCCGCAAAACGATGTTGGTCGTTCGCAGTCTTGTGTCGGAGAAGATCGAGGAGGCGCTCAGGGCGCAAGCTGACCTAACACAGGTCCAAACAATCCTGGGAACTACCTCCACTGCGCCGGCTGAACCTCGTCTTGTGGAACAGATAGAGGAGGAGGAAGTCGAGGACCTCGTGCAGGAAATAGTGCCGGATGTCATTAGACCGAAAGCTGACAAGAAATCAACCCCGAGACGAAAACTGCGCCCTTGGTTATTGACATGAGAACAACTAACCATTCTTAGCAAAGAAATGGAGGCTCCAAAGCGCCAATTTTTCAATACCTATCTCGATGCTCCGATTATCGAGGGTGAGATGTTGAAATGCTACGTGCAGACGCTCGCTTTGAGAGGGGGAGAAAAACTGAAAAATCCAGCGAAAACAGCACACTATCTTGCTACCCAGTGCGATCTCTCATGGAATATCGAGTGTTATTCTCCTTCGCTCCTTCCTGTGATCATTCACACCCTTCCCTCTCAGGGGATCACAACAGGTACATCAGAGGCATGGCGGGTGGCACGCAAGGTGTGGAACCACGCAGACGCAGGAATAAGAGATTTGAACCCTGCGATCTTACTGCCACCAACTCCCGAGACACTCCCCGCTCAGGCACGCAGCCTTTATATCAAGGCAGAATTGTTCGTACGGTTCGTGGAAAGACTGGCGACCTCGAGAGCAGCCGGTTCCAGAAAGCTGGTGCATGAGACACTCGGGTGTATGGCCATTGTCGGGGACCAGTACAGTTGTGCTCTCTTGTATCCTGCTGAGACAACAGCATATATCATGCCATACGAGGCTGTCCTAATGTTCAAGGACATGCTTCTAGCCAGAGGTAATGTCCTCCTGGGGGTCTCTCTCGTGTATGGCGGGGATCCTGGCCTTATGCGAATAGTAGAAGAAGTATTTCAGTGGGAAGAAGAGTGTCTGTACCGTTACGACAACCCCGGGTATGAGATACTCAGCAAGATTGAGGCTATTGTCAAGGCATATGTCATTCACACAGAGGACCCACTCTTAGGAGACCATGAGGCAGATGTTTTAGCTCGCATGCGTGAAGTAGTCATCAAGAAGGAGAACGCTCTGCGTGCCCGCGATGATTACCAAGTAGACCGACTGATAACAATCCTCTCCCGCTCTAGAAACACAGCACACACAATAGAGTTGTTTGGACTACAGAGAATGACAGGGCACCCACTGATAGATCCGCGAGTTGGGGGACATTCGGCAGCGGAAGAAGCATCCCGCCCAATTGCAACATCATATCTGAGCGCCAGACGATTGCGCAATAACTGGTGCCGTCTGTACCTAGAAGGCTTTGTCCGCCGCTCGTCCCAGTGGCCCCGTCTATCTTTCACTGCGGAGGGGCGCACTACACAGCTGTACCAGCTCTATAAGATACGAGACAGGGCCATTCGTCGAGATTCATACCCGCTGTCTGATTGGGATCATGTCCGTTTCGGAGCGCACCAGGAGTTTGACTATTACACCAATTTCACAGACCTAATGGATGACAAATCCATCTCATATTACAGAGATGAATTCAGGGCAACATGGGACCGTTCTGTGAAACCCCGTTCCCAACGACGCCTCCTCCTGGAGATGCTGGAACGCGAGGAGATATCAATTCGAGCCATCATAGAGCAAGTAGAAGCTCGCACAGTCCCGCTACATTGGTTCATTGTAAGTCTGTATCCTAAGGAACGAGAGTTTAAGCTGGCAGCTCGCATGTTTAGCATGATGCCCTTCGAGATGAGGGCTTTCTTTGCATGTCTCGAGGCAAACTTGGCAGACCACGTGTTTCCCAATCTCCCACAGCAGACCATGACCCTGTCCCGTACCACCATCATGGAGAGATTCTTCAACCTGAGCAAACCCTTACAATCCGAGGGGAGGGAGCGACTCTTCATTGAGGTGGATCTCTCCCGCTGGAACCTCCGATGGAGGGATCTTCCGATGCGCCTCATTGGGATGGATCTTGATGACATCTTTGGGTCAGATGGGCGTTATACATTCGTCCATGAGTTCTTCCGTCAGTGCATGATTGTTGTCCGAGTATCCGGCTATCCGCCCGAAGGGCTGGAACAAGACCCGCCCCCCCAGACAGATCTGATCTGGTACAACCATGAGGGGGGATTTGAGGGGATTGTCCAGAAAGACTGGACTATAGCCACCTATGCCATGGTCGACCTGGGCATGGAACCCTTCGACATTGAGTACTCCCTCCTGGGGCAAGGGGACAACCAGGTGATACTAGCAACAGTCTCTGTGCCGCTGGATGTGGAAGACAAAAAACAATACCTGAGAGACCTCGCTGCTCGGATCAAGAAGTCCATCGCTGAAGCATGTGCTGCTGTGGGGCAGGAAGCCAAAGAGGAGGAATGCCTCGAGTCCACGAATGTTGTCACCTACAGCAAAGACTTCTATGTTGGCGGCAGCGAATACTTCCTCTCACTCAAGGCCGTTTCTCGCATATTCCCCAGGGGGGCTTCAGATTTTCCAACCGTGTCCAATGGCATCTCTGCCATCACGTCCTCGAGTATTGCTGCTGCTGAGCGCCTCAAGCAGCCCCTCTATGGGTACTTCTTGAGTCTGTTCCATACCGCCCGATACCTGATACGTGTCCGAGACAGACCGACAGTTGAGGGTAGCTTTCTGCACAAAACATTCAAGAGAAAGCTCGATGAAGCAACGCTTCCCCTTGTTCTAGGAATCCCAGGTTCCCTCGGTGGGCTCCCAATTGCGCCTCTGTGTTCCTTTGTGTACAAAGGTGGAGCTGACCCTGGTTCAAAAGACTATCTCTCTCTAAAGATTCTCTGCAAAGGGGGTCTCACGGCTTTGGGGCGTGTCAACAGAGCCCTTCTATCTGGCGCGTGGAAACCTGCTCAGGTAGACCCCCAGCAGCTGCTGGAAGACCCGTATTCGGTCCCCATCAGGCGTTCCCAGACAGCAGAGAACCGAATCCTGGATCTCAGCCTCCGGCAGATGTTGAAGATAACAGAGAATAGAGATATACACGAACTCATAGATGCTCCTGTGGAGGATTATGACACGGAACTTAAAGCCTCTCTCATGGCAGTAACCCCTTTTAACCCAACCCTGCTCTCAGACCTCCGCTCTTTCTCGGTAGTAGGAGCTCGTGAGATGACAATGCGGATGTTCACCATCACCCGAACAGTGCAGAGTCTTATGTACAAGTCAGAGGAAGACCCTGGCGCTGCCATATTGACATCCAGCGCGGGGGAGGTTCGCGCTTTGCTAGCGAAGATCACCGCGCTTCCTGCATCCCGACGGGCGTTTGGGCCAGTGTACACTGCAGCAGAGAGCCTGCGATCAATGTGGCACACAGACCAGTGGAAGGAGAAAATCGTAGGTGTCACCTCTTACCTCCCGCTAGACTGGAGGATCATCGTAGGTGAGGAAGCAGCTGAGGAGGAAGGGGTGCTCCTGTCCTATTTTCCCTCAGAAAACCCCTGGTATGTGAGAGGGCAAGAAGACCCATACCTTGGCACGGATACAGCTGAAAAGAGAACCAAACATGGGTACAAGATAGTCACCTCAAGCGCAGCCGAAAAAGCATATGAACGTCTTGCCCTGATTGCAACCCAACCCGGAATTACATCCTCGTTTGTGGCATTAGTGCATGAGATAGCCAAGACACGATCTGCCATCCCGCTAAAAAGCCTTCTCCCATACCTATCGCAGGCTGTTGGGGGCTCTATAGCACACAGATACCAATCTTCCCTGGGGAACAGAGGAGCCTCCGTTCTCGGATGTGGTACTTTTGCCAGTCATATCTCGATCAATTCCAACTATGCAGGAGTCCTCAGTGCCAGTCTGCTTGATTATCCAATCATGTTTCAAGAGTTTTTCTGCGCGGCAATCGGGTTGCTCAACATGGTGGTTGCAGCCAATCCGGCTCGCCCATGGTACATCAGGATAGTCACCCCAGGTTCTCTAAAGGCCCTGCCAGAGAAGGAGGTGTCGGCTGTGTACGCCCCGAGAACTGCTCCTATCTTCCCTCGCAACCCAATAGCATACTGCCATGATCTCTCTCTCCTTCGCATCACGCGCCCATTGGAGACCATCTTATCCTCCCCCTTTGCAGCCGCCGACGTAGCCTCTGTGTCGCCTGCGCGCATCGCATATCAAGCTGCCTACCGACAGTTAATGAACAGACACACAGCTCATCTGATCGCTGACCTCGGGTACGGTGCAATACGGCTCCCCCTTGACCTGCTTGAGTTTCGGGGATTAGGACTAGCAAACGTCCTACACGGGGTGTCCGTTGCAATCTCTCGTTTCGTTATCGATGCTATGTTCAGCCGGTCGCATTTGGACCTGCGGTGGAATCCATTACCCGTGGTGACAGGCTTAGCGTCCAGTTTCGGAGCCCACCTAGTACGAGCCGCACGCCATCCGATCTTTGCAGATGATCCCTTCGCACAAGAGTATCTCGGAAGCACTTCCATGGCATACAATCGGGCAAGGGAAGTAGATACGGCAGTCGGGGCAATCACTTCTGCTGTACTCATGCACCTGGACCAACTCACCTCGCTTCACACAGATCTTCTGGAGCTTGTGTTCGATGATGACCAGGAAGAAATTCCCTTGCTACGAGCTGAGAGTATAGTCAAACGAATCGCATTACGCGCAGTGATTAGGGGCGAGCTATCTGCGGAGGACGGATACCGGCTAGCTCGACGAAATCTGGTGCAAGCAGTTCGGATGTCTGAGACAGCAGGGGGGAAAGCAAACGGGATCTACCATCTAGCATGCGTCATAGCAGACTGGGCAACAGAACAACAGAAACCAGGGCTGGCAGAGGAAGCAGGGGCATTAGCGGAAGGACACCTGATAAAACGCGTTTACCGGTCTCAGGTACAGATACTACGTGCCATGCGCGGACGCATATCGACAGCGCAGGCCACAGTTCGGCCTACATTAGCAGGATCTCCGGTGAACATTTTGAGACCGGGCATAGGAACTCACACGCCCGTCAACACCCTGTGTCTTCAAGAGAGACGTCATTACAAGGAAGACCGCTCTTTTATCCTTTTCTCCTTGGCCAGACGGCGCATTAGGAAACATGGACGACATGCCCCTGCTGTATACTCATACTGGGCTCTGTCTTCTCTCTTTGCCCGCCGCAATGTTGTTATTCTTGGGTCAGGAAACGGGGGGGCTGCTCATGTTGCGATCGCAGCGGGTGCTGCCACACTGGTAAAACATGACCTGGCCAAGGACATTGCTATAGAAGACGTAGCGAGAACGACATACACGGATGGCCTCACAGTAGTGTCACGCAGCTCAGCCAGCATTGGGGCGACAGGAGGAGACCTCAACGATTCCAAGACCTGGGACGCCTTGCAACAAGATCTATCGGGCCACAGAACCATTATCTTGGATACCCCGCTTGAATGGTCTGATTTGCAGCACTGTTTCAGCCGAATCTCATCTCTCTCCTATGGGTCTGTCTTAGCTGTTCGATGGGTCTTGTCTGATACTGCTGCATGTAATGTTATAGCCACAGCCTCACGCACTCAAGGGTACAAAGGAGTGGTCTCTGTCTTTTGCCAAGCTGGATACCGCGAGTTTTTCACCATTCACAGGGTAGAATGGGATGGTGCTTGGAAACCACACACAGGGGACACACAGCTGCCTGTGTGGCCTCTCCCCGATTACACGGGAATCAGCGCCATGGGCGGAGGCCTCGAGTGGAACAACATCACCTTCCGTGGTATTACACAGAACGAATCAGCAAAAGCCGCTGCACTCAGCATCCAGGCCATGGGGAGGTCCAAACACACCTTCACCCACACCCAGTGGACTGCGACTCTCCGCATGTTACTAGCACAGCAAATTGATGCATCTCCCACCTGGATGGAGGATGTGGCTTCTCTTATCCTGAACCGAGACTTTGCTCTTGTACTTGTTGGAGACACAACTCTCCCTTTTGCACTGACTCCGCCAGTGAAACGGTGGCTTCTAGTCTCGTACCCGCGCACCAGGGCATGAACAACTACTTCCTTTCAAACAAAGAACGGCCGCCACACGAACAGCTGCAGTGACCCGGAGGCACCTTTGCGTTACTCAACAAGGGAGTATACATCACAATCTGAGGGTTGAAGACCG